TTAACTATATTGACGCTATCTGTCACTATTGTGAAATCAATGCACTTGAGGTAGAATCAGTAACGAAACTTATCTCAAAACCTCTCAAAGAACGACTGAAGTGGGACGCTATTCGTCTTAACTTTATGAAGAAAACATCGAGAGCAAAATTGCCTTTATGAAAGTGACTCCCTTTGAAACCTATCAACATTATTTGTCACTAAAAAATCATTTCACAAATCCCAAATACGACTTCTTCAGATATGGTGCGAAGACTCGCGCCACTGTGACTTCTTTCAATAAAAGGAAAGATAAGTATTGGTTTGAAAAAACCAGTCGCAAGTATTCTGATCAAGAGGTCGTAGATTTTTTAGTATCTAACTTCGCTGCCGCAGATAACCCACAAAATCTATGGATTGGAGAAATTATCAATTCTGGCGAAAGGACTTACGCCGATTGGAAGAAGAGGAAACAGAGTTCTACTTACTTGTTCAAAGAACAAAGCAGCGAATTGCTCTGTCAGAACGAATTAGAAGAACTCTTCGATTGTTCCAAGGGACACCCTCCAATCTTAAAAAAATTCCTTGGTGGCGAGGTAAGTCTTGACACGCTCGTCATCTATGATATAATTTTTGAGTTTAGTGAAAGGTTTGACAAGAAACTAGACGACCCTGTGTGGGAAACCGTCAGTTTGAAAATCAAAAAATATAAACCCTTCCTAAATATTGATGTATCTAACTTCAAAAAAATTATTAGGTCCATTGTAAATGAGTAGTTTTTTTAGCTCCGACATCATTCAAGAAGAACTAAAAGAGATCAACGATCTGCAAGAGTCTATCTATGGTAGCGTGTTCACTTTTAGTGCAATGGACAAGTCTGAACAGTTAGATCATGTTCATATGTTGAAGACCTTGCTGGAAAAGCAGCAAGTGATGTATACTAGGTTGTCTCTTTCTGATGATCCTCAAGCGATCGAAATGAAAGAGAACCTCAAAAAGTCCATTATGTTGATGGGATTTCCTGCCGACACAGATGTGACTCTTTTATTTGACAGTATGAACAAAACGATAGAGGCACTTGAAAAACATATTGACGCCTGATCGAATTTTCGTTATACTATCCAAGTAAATCCAACAAATCCAAATTTATCCAAGGTAATCCAAATGTCTTTCGCAGATCTTAAGAAGCAGTCTAAACTCGGCAGCCTGACCAGCAAACTGGTCAAGGAAGTTGAGAAGATGAGCAACACTAACGCATCAGGTGATGATCGTGTATGGAAACTGGAAGTAGATAAGAGCGGTAACGGTTATGCTGTTATTCGTTTCCTGCCTGCTCCCAACGGTGAAGATCTTCCGTTTGTGAAACTGTACTCCCACGCCTTCCAAGGTCCTGGTGGTTGGTACATCGAGAACTCTCTGACCACGATGGGTCAGAAGGATCCTGTATCTGAGTACAACACTATGTTGTGGAACAACGGCACCGATGCTGGTAAAGAAACTGCACGTAAGCAGAAGCGTAAACTGACTTACTACAGCAACATTTACGTTGTTAAGGATCCTGCTAACCCTCAAAACGAAGGCAAGGTTATGCTGTACAAGTACGGCAAGAAGATCTTCGACAAACTCACCGCTGCAATGCAACCTGAGTTTGAGGACGAGGAAGCAATTGATCCGTTTGATTTCTGGCAGGGTGCCAACTTCAAACTGAAGGCAAAGAACGTTGCAGGTTA